CCCTGTTGGGAGTCCCGGCTGAAGAGCTTCATTTTGACCCTATTACATGGATGTGTGGCTTTGACTGTAGAAACATTCGACGCGCGTGTGCCCATTACCGGTCAAGTTCGCGTATGCAACTTGGCTGGTGCTGGATGCACTCCGTGGTCACCCGCCACAATTAACAATTGTGGATGGGTGGGTTCGAATGATTCTCAGAATAATCGCAAACCTTATGTTATCGGCGGTTCTTGGAACATGTCGAAAACACTCACGATGCCCGCAGTCATTAGTGGCAAATACCGCGCAGGTACTCAGACGGAGTATGACTCCTATCCGATATCTGCGTGGTCTGCTACTAGTGCTCCTGCGGTCATAGCCAATGCGACAGTGAATACTCTGCTTGCGAGAAGCAATCCGAGTAAACCTCATGTATCCCTCCCGAATTTCTTTGCTGAGCTAGGTGATATACCTAGGCTTATCAAAGATCGAGGTGGATCTCTGTTAAAGAAGCAGGCTAAAGGCAACCTCAATCTTGAGTTTGGCTGGAACCTTCTCTTTTCTGACCTTATCAAACTTAACACATTTGGAAAGGCAGTTGACAGACGCATTGACCACTTGTCTCATATGTACAAGCGTGGGGGCAGTCATGCCCTAGGTGGCGGCGCAGGAAACATCTCGAATGTTCGCGACAATCCGGTTAGCCTCACTCCCTATACGGTTGTGAGGAACCATGTCGGTCATTCGCATACTTGGATTAGCTACTCTTGGATCCCTGTTGGGGATCTTAGGGATAGTTATCCTACATATGATGGTTATCGAGCTAAAGTCCTTAGGGACATGCTCGGTTTGTATCCTAACGTCGGCATCTTATGGGATGCGATTCCCTGGTCTTGGCTTATAGATTGGTTTTCGGACATAGGCGATAGCTTATGGGCGTCTGCCAATAATTTGGGCTTTATTCCAGGGAGATGTTACCAGATGACGGAATCGTCCGCGGAAACGATAGAAACTATCGTCCCGAAGGCTGGGTTTACAGGAGGCATAACTCCCGCTTCTTATAAGCGGTTGTCTAAGTCTCGTGTAGTCCTCGTTCCTGGTATTGCCACAGCCAACGTGCCTATTCTCTCGAATAAGCAAATTGGTATCCTTGCTTCACTCGCGGTTCTCCGTGTGTGATGATCACCTCGAAAGGCAAATCATGCTTACGGATCCACAGACACTGACCGTCAATGCGGTGGCAAAGAATTGCCCTCGCATTAAGGAACAAAACGGAACTTCGACTTATCGATTGAGAACATCACTCGATGAACTCGTCCTCAACATTTCCCACAACGTCGGTAAGATTACCGGCGGCGTAGAAGGTGAGGGTCACGTAGTCAAGGTATCGTATACCATCTTCGCGACGGCAACGCTACCTGAATACGTTCTGCACACCTGGGTTGTAATCCAAAATGGCAAAGGCACAGACTTGACTGTCGTCAAGAACCATGTCCTTGCTCTCGCGGCTTACCTCACTGGTGCTACGATCGACAAGCTCCTCGGCGGCGAAAACTAGCGTTTTCTGCCGGCCGCTCACGCGGCGTCCTGATTGTCGGTGTGGTGGGTACGGATCAAGCATGTAGGAGTTATCTAATGAAAGATATTCCCGCATGGCACGATTTGTACCAGGGAGCGTATAGTGCCCTCTATGAGGACGCTCTACGTTGGATTCCCGAACTGAATCGCAAAGCGATTGACTGGGATCAAACTCAGCTCACCCGCCTAGCTTTGAATAGAGGTCGACATTATTATAATATCGATCTCCCCGAGTTCGGTAAGGTCTTTGAGGCCTCACTTGAACAAGGGCGCCTTGTGTCACATTCTTGTCCTGGGTTTGCTAGGCTCAGGACTAAGAGAGGACATGATGGGAGACCCAGACTATTCTGGGCGTTCCTGTCACGCGTATTCAAATATGATGGTTCGTTAAGGGATAGCCCTTGCACCAATTCGATATTCATGATTAGACAGCTATGCTATCTTTTCAAGAAAATTGAAGGGGATTGCAGTGAGAGTAAACTCTACACAGCAATTGGCGATCTCTATTCCGTGGAAAGCGCGATGGATAATCCTAGTCTTAACTGGGATGACCCTATCGCTCTTCCTCAGTCTCTTGACCACATTGCATTCACAGACCGACCCAACTTGGTTGGATCGTCCTGTGATTCTCTGTCTTCTCAAGACTGGAGAGGCCGAGATGGAAAGTACTACCAGCAAGTCTTCGATTTGCTTGCAGCTACTCTTCCATCGTTCGACCCCTACGGGTTACGAGGCTATCATGGACCCGGCGCTGTATCAGACGGCGGGAGAAATGAGTCTAAATACTCATTCCCCCATTGGCCTGAGAAGCTCGAGCACATCTTTCCTTTTGACTGGCACGCTTCAACCTGTTTCTTACAGGGAGAAGAGTATCCTGATCACGGGGAGGTTAGCTCTAAGCTGCTCGCTGTACCAAAGACTCAGAAAGGACCCAGGCTTATCGCCTCGGAACCGATCGCGAATCAATGGATACAACAAGCAATCGCGGCTTGGTACCTGTCCGCCTTTGATGGAGAAATGTTTTCTCGATCAATACGGATACGGAACCAACGGCTTAACCAGAAGACTGCCAGGGTGGCATCCTTTGGAAAGCTTGCAACCGTCGATTTGTCTGAGGCTTCTGACCGTATCTCATGCTTTTTGGCCGAAAGAGTTTTCAGGCGTAAGCCCGAACTTCTCCAAGCTATGATGGCATGTAGAACCGTGGCGATAACGAACGACTTAGATAAGCGTTCGCCTTCCGAGTGGAAACTACGGAAGTTTTCGACCATGGGATCGGCGCTCACTTTCCCAGTGCAGTCATACATCTTCTTTGGTTTTGCTATTGCCTCTGTGCTTCGTGCACGGGGCCTTCGCATCTCCTTGGAGAATGTTATGGCTATACGTAAGGAAGTGAAGGTCTACGGAGATGATATAATTATCCCCGTGGATTCAGTCGCGAACCTGGTGGATGCATTGCATTCGTCAGGCCTTAAAGTCAACACCAAAAAGTCTTTCTATCGTGGTTACTTTAGAGAGTCTTGTGGAGCGGATTTCTATCGAGGGTGTAACGTAACACCCGCGTATATCCGTAACGACTTTAACCCAAAGTCCCCGGCTTCGGTCAGTACGTTGGTCGAATGTTCCAACAACTTTCATAAGAAAGGTATGTGGAGCATTGCTTCCTTCTTACTGGCGAGGGTTCCTAAACGCATGCTGAGAAAGCTTGCAATTGGGAATACGAAGTCGGCTATTAAGGGCATCTTTAGTTACGTTGGAACCTGCATCTCTCATCTCAAAGAGAGGTGGAATACAGAATTACAACGTACCGAGTACAGAGTAGCGATTCTTGTTGCTACTTTGCTCCCGGATGCGCCTGATGGGATCTTCCGATTACGTCAGTACTTTACTGAGTCCCCAGCTCCAGATATTAACTGGAGTCCAAGGACTATCGGTCGATCGGTCCCCTGTTACAGGGAGAGGTACGCACCTAACTTTTAGGTGTACAGGAGGTAGACTCCGGGTCCA